TTGTATGACCCAAAACAAAACATTGTTGAAATATGTGAACAAGCACAAACTTTTGGGTTTTGGATCATTTGGAAATGTTTATGGTGTAACTATACCTAAAACCAATCCTTCAATCTCTGTCGCCATAAAAGAAGGCCGTCTTTCTCCATCAGAACTCAGAAGAGCTATGGTAAAACAGTACCCAATTGAGTATCTGTTTAACAAACTTATAAACGACCTTATTGACGATAAACTATGTCCAAATTTTTCATACACATTTGCCATATTCTTCTGTGATAAGTGTACCTTAAACGAATTTGACAAAAAACCGATTCAAACTCAATGTTCTGAAACAGTTGTGGAACTTTTTGACTTTACACTTGATAAATTGACAGATTTTCGAGATGAGGTTATTTTATCCATTCTTTTTCAAATTTTGTTTGCTGTAGCAACTATCCAATTAGAGTATGGTATGTTCCATAACGACATTAAAAAAGAAAATATTTTGGTTAAGGTTATTCCAAGCGGAGGTTATTGGGAGTACAATCTTAATGGTGAAAAATACTGTGTTCCAAATCATGGATATTTTGTGGCTTTAAATGACTTTGGAGTTTCACTTGCTTTCAGCCCGAGAATAAGCAATAAAGATTATGGTCGTCGACAAGCAAAAGTCGTTCAAGATTACACCAACAACACTTTTTATTTTGAACCATTCACGACAAAATTTTACCCATCTATAAGCAAGACTGGTGTGGTAACGGCAATAAAGTCTCATAGTCTGGGTGGTAAAGGGTTGACATGGAACCATTTTTACAAGAACTTTGACTCAAAACCGTCTATACCCGTGGAATTGGAAGATATGAGCTTATTTCCAGTACACCATTTTCACTATGATGTATTGGACACCATTTATACATTTATAGGTGGAAAAAGAACCTTACAGCCGGGAAAACATTATGTCATGAAGGTGAGTAAAAACATCCATTCTTTATTGAAAGATTTTTATCTGGTCAAAGCCAACCAAGTATGGCCAACAGATCGAGTTGATTTATTTTTGGCTAAACACACCATAATGAAACTCTTTCCTTTTTATTTAAATTCAACCTTATCCGGACCTCTAATTGACGTCTATTATCTTTAACCCGTTCATATGTGGTACATTTCAAATGAATGGATTAAATTATTTTTTATGCCTTGTTTGGGCATAAAAAATTAAAACATGGCATTAAAATCCCAAATCCGAGTCTTCTCCCACAAACTTCTTAATATACATGGCCATTTCATCTTCAGCCTTGTCAATACCATTCTTTTTGCAGGATTCACGATAATGGTCCATGTATTCATTTTTTAGTTCAGGGTACTCTTCGTCCATTTTGGCAATTTTTTGTCTTGTTGCAATGATGATGTTTTTAGTCTCTCCCAACTTTTGCTGGTGTTGAGTGTACAAATAGGCAACAGTTGCTCGTTTATGGATAAGTTCAAGATAAATTTGAAGTGGTTCTTTATCATTGGGATCTTGTTCGACATCGCGCTTCAATTCCTCCTCTCGTTGTTTGATCTCTTCAATCTGTTGTTTCTCTTTCATAGTCTGTTCTTTAGCCAAATCTTGGAACTTGAGACATTCTTCATTTTTGTGGGGGTTTTCAACCTCAACAACATCGTTTTTGTTGGTTAGTTGTTTTTGAAGTGGCACTGGAGAACCAGTTTCACACACAAATATTTGATTGGCTGAAAAGAACTGAATAAGCTCTTTTGACTTTTCTTCGGCATCTTCGAGTCTATTGAAGGTTCCTCGAACCTTTATAAAACCAAAGAGACCGCTTTCATCAGGTTGTGCCGTAGTACTCGGGACAAAAGAAAATAATGCATACTGTTGACCATGAATTTCAGGGTCTCTAAATTTTCGATCAGCCTTGACATAATTGTCAACATAAAGGTCCAAGAAAGCATGTTCCAGTTCTTTGTCTGTTAATGGTTCAGCTTTGCTTGGTTTCCAAACTTCATGTTTACGAAGGTATGGTAGTAAAATAGTCAAACAATCTTTTAAAGGGGTGTTATCAACATCTTTCATTTCTGTTTTTCCCTGTGATTTGAGATATTCAAGAATATCTTGAACTGCCGTTTTGACTACATGATTCATATCTCTCGGACTTGTCAGCGAAGTATACACTTCTTGTTCCTGTTTTTTAATGATTTCATTGCACCATTCAGATGCGGTTATAACTTTGTGTAACAAGTTCTCCATATTTAAATTCATATTTATTATATTGCTTATTTGTACAAAACATGAGAAAATTTTTTTTAATGATATTATTTACCATTAAAAATTTTTGTATTTAATATTTTTATTCAGGTGTTTTTAGACCTCCTTTTCCAAAATTACCATTGAAATTTCTGTACCCAAGCACAAGACACGAATCGGTCAACTCACCTTCTTCATAGTGGAAAAAGAATGGTTGGTGTGGTTCTAAAAGTAGACTTATTTTGAAATCCAGTGTTGTGCACATTTCGCCAATTTTATGAGTCAACGCGTAATCTTTCAAATCCGATGGTGTTGTTGAACCATTTAAAACGGTTGAAAAATGAATAACTTTATCTGTGTTTTTGTCGATGTTGTTACACAGTATTGTCACGGAAACCAATTCTGTATGGTTTGGGAATACCATACTTGGAGAGAAAAATGTGGAAACTTTTCCACCTCCCTGTTTGTCGGAGGAAACACCCACCGATTGCAGATATTGGACTTGTGGAACGACCACTTGTCTATTTAAATCTTCGACTTTATACATTTATTATATGTGCAATATTAGAAAATTTGACTCTCCAACAGAAACAACATGAAAGTTTTAACTATTTGATTCAAAGATCTGAAAAAGTGTCGCGAGTGTAAAATTTTACACTTCAATACATGTAAAAAAAGAGGTGTTTGAGAGACAATCGTAGATTTTTGGAATCTGCTATCAACCAAATATTTGTAACTTTTGAAAATCTACGATTGTCTCTCAATTTTAGTCTTTTTTATTTTAAGTGTGGTAATTTTAACCATTATTTATCTTATTCGAAGAAATTGGACTAAAATGGATTGAAAGGCAAGGGTACCCCCCATGGAAGATTATCATATTTCAATTTTATGCTTCCAACAAGCATAAAATCATCTAGTGCCTAGCATCCACTTTCTTTCAAATTATGGTTCTTTTGACCACAATATACAAATTATCTTGTATTTGAAGTTTCCATCGTCGAGCTCAGATTTAGAATTTGACCACCCGGTTAGTTCTTTGATTTGGCTCCACAAGTCTTTTTTGTTTGAGTTGGAGACGTTCAAGAGTCGATTCATTAAATCTTTTCGTTGTAGACAACCATCTCATTTCGTTCATGTTGTTCTTTGATGCTAGCCAAAATATCTTCGAACGCTTCTCTTACAGACTCGCTTTCCTCTTCTTCTAAGTCAATAGTTTCAATGTGTTCTCCAATCTGGTAGGTTAGTCTCTTGTAGTCCAATGGTGGTGGGATGACATCTTCTTCTAGGATTTGATCTAACCTTGTTCTGATAAAGTTGTTGATATAGTCGACGCTAGCGTCATAGTTGTTTACAATAAAGGTGACTATATCCTTTAAATCTGTAAACTTGATTTCATGGTACATTTCGGACCTGTTATCCTTATTTTGTTGTTCTTCAGATTGTTTAGGATCTTTCCACTTGAAGTCTTAGTAAAAGATTTTTTTCACCAAATTTTAAACCTCCAAAAAACCATTTATTACATTCTTTGGTTATAGTTACTCTTGTATTTTATGTCCGTCAAAAAATATAATTTAAATTTTTTTATGCCTGATCAATTCACTCGACACTTTTTCAATTTAGTAGTTTCGACTTTGGCGTTGTGTATTGTTTGAGATGTCTAGTCGATCTAATTTTGGCTAGACATCTCAAACAACACAAACTTTGTCGTTTACCCGATGCCCATAGGGCATCGGTTAGCGTTTGCCCATAGGGCAAACGTTTATCCATAAACTATTTGGTTTAAAAGTTGTTGAAAATTGTGGTTCTGAAAACCTTAACTCATCCTCTTTTTGAAAAACTTTTAGATTTAAAAAAATTTTTTGTAGAATTTGAAAATCTGACGATATCAACTTTCAGATTTTGAGAGACAATCGTAGATTTTTGGAATCTGATCGCAACCCAAATATTTGTAACTTTTGAAAAATTATTTTTTGTGGATGCATAAAAAATAATTAATAAATGATTAAGATTGACTTTGAATTTGTTTCAACTCACAGAAATAGAAGTTTATGGTCCAACCCATGTCTATTTGAAGTGCCATGGTCTGGTAGCGGACAGTCCAACGGTTTGAATGCAGTTGATCCGATCAGTAATCAGGCACCAATAATTGCCTGGACTGGTCAAAATATTTCTATACCATCGACTGTAGTGAGTCAAACCAACAATAGTGTTATTGTATCAGCGCCAGCCAACTCGTTTTCTCAGATAACCAACTACTATCAGGGTGCCGAATTCAATGTGCCACCATCATACAGGATTAACGGTAGCACTTTCCTATCTCAGAGTGGTGGACTGGACTATATGCAACTTGATGTGACTGGTTCTGGTGTACAAGCTGGAAACGCTGTAACTATTAAGGTGACCCCGGTACCAAATACACTATATGTCCCTGTAGGTGCTGATATGACAAATGCCTACACAAATAAGTATTTGTACAATGAGACTCAAGCACAGTCGACACTTATAACTGGTTACGACTCTGAATTGCACAAAGTTATAGCTGTGATCCCTGGAGGATGGCTAGCAACAGACAAGTATAACATCCGAGATCAACCACCATCTGCGGGTCTGAGTCTTGGGGTG